ACACAATTACAGTAACTGAGACGTGAAAATTCACAAACATTTTGGAGGATTAAAAATAATTTTCCAAAGTCAAAAATCTCAGAAAAAAGTGCACGCTGCAGCAAGAGTGCCTGTATAAGAGGTGGATTAATAGTTCCTGACTCAGAAGACTTGGATGCCCTAGACTTAGCTAATAGTTCAACTATTAGAGTAACTGAGACGTGAAAATTCACAAACATTTTGGAGGATTAAAAATAATTTTCCAAAGTCAAAAATCTCAGAAAAAAGTGCACGCTACAGGAAGGGTACCTGTTTATGAGGAGTCCCTGACTTAGAAAGCTTGGGGCCCTCCCATTGCAACTCTCGATGGTTTTACAATTGGGTTTTACTATTACTTGCCTTTTACCCCAAATTTCGCGCCCCCGGAGGGCAAGGGAGCGGGGCGACCGCTGAGGCTCAGCGCGTAGCGCCAGCCGAGGGGAGGCCGTAGGCCGACACTGATCCATGTTCTGATCCATGTTCTGATCCATATCCCATGCCCTGGACCTAGCTAATAGTTCAACAATTACAGTAACTAAGATGCGAAAATTCACAAACATTTTGGAGGATTAAAAATAATTTTCCAAACTCAAAAATCTCAGAAAAAAGTGCACGCTACAGGAAGAGTGGCTGTACAGGAGGCAGATTAATAGTTCCTGACTCAGAAGACTTTGAGTACCTTAAGGAAAAAAGCACACACTGCTCGCACAACATGGTGCGCATGGTAGTAGTAAATTTGATTCGTCCCGTTGTCATTGAAACCGATTGTATTTATATTCATTGTGTTTTTCATGAGTCTCGAAGAAGATAGAAGGACATTGAATGAACTATTGAGCGAGAGGCATCATTTGTATGATGATAATGATTGTCCAGCAAAGCTTTCACCGATTGACTATGTAAGAATTTGTGACAAAGACAAGTTGGATCAAAGGGAGAAGATCCACGACCCAAAAATATTTCAAAACACGTATAGATGGTTGTTTGAGGAGAAGATCTGTTGTAAATTCTCCATTGTCTTCAACCATCAGAAAGATCGTGACAAATGGTTGAAATGGAATGAAAAATCATACAAACCCTCACATCGAGGCCCTGAAATTATCATTTGCCCATTCAGTGACAAGAATGGTTTCACATTGAATGGAATGAGAGACATTGTACTACAGGAACACCTCAAGTTTGAAAAACGATTTGGTCGCCCAGACCCGCTGGAATATCCTGGAACGTATTGGTTTTTTGAGGCTGAATGGAACTACGATGGTGGTATGATTGTAGTGGTAAGTTACGATTGCTAGGCCACGTGATATATGATAATATATGGTGGTATATGAAAATTGAAATGTAGTTACGCCAAATCTATGCTCGGCAAATGGTCTCATACTTTACATTGGTTGTATTTTTTCTATGTTTTTATGAATGGACAGTAGCATTCCTGCGCAATGAATGCCACTGTTACAAAAACAGCTGCAGTCTGGCAACCATTCTGAAGAGCAATCTACTGGAAGAGAATGCCTACAATGGCATGTTTCATGACCGTTACGACTTTTACGACACATGCAGTGTTGTTTGCAAGCTACCAACACCATCAGGTACTTACTGACCCCTTATATGTGAGCCTAGATGACATCAGACAGTTCTTTGGCGACTTGTTCCATTTGTAGAGATTTCACCAGTGCAATTTGTTCAGCGTTCATTGGCTTCAGAAAGTGATTCAGGCGCTGCACGATATGTCCTCGCAATCTATCTGGAATCATATAATCACATGCCTCCAACAGATGGTGTTTCTGATAACTCAAATCGAAGTTGCGCCACTTCTTCAAGCGTTTGTCATTGATAAACCCTTTCTGATAAAGTTCGATCAGAGTCAAAGGTTTGCCACGTAATTTCCGCCTGGCATCTTCGGGTATGACGGTTACTGATCTACCTCCCTCCATACAAAGAGCATTCTTTCTGAAACATTTGAAACACTGGCCACAACTGCCCCGGTCATTACGAACACAGCTTTGCCCGGGGATTCCGGCTTTTTTACAAATCAAGGCGGTGCCTCTATCAACCACACCTCCAACAGGCCAAAACAAGTCGATCCCTGCTTTCCGGAAAAGCGAAGTCCAGCGGTGATAATAATCAGTCTCACCAAAATCATGCCATTGAAGTCCCCTCTTCAAAAATAGTCCGATCGTTCCAGTGCAGATGCTTGTTATACCAACATGATCAGCAAGAATGACACATGGTACCACACAGGCATATTCAGATGGAAACCCAATCCGACCAATACTCTTGACAGCCAACTGTTCATAATTGCTCTCCATAATATATGCACTGACCTTGTACCTCTTGCGAATATGCTCCAATGCCAACAATTGTTGACCATGTCTCATCATTGTGGGCTTGTTCACATTTCGCTTCATATAAGCGAGAACAGCACCGGGTGGCAACAGTGGAACGATAGCACAACTGTCAAGTCCACCACTAAAGCTGACTGCTGATCGGTCATTCTTCATACGGCGCATCCATCGCCGCAAGTGTGGATCTTCTGGCTCAGCACTGAGACCACCACTGATGGTCCCATTGGAGCCATTGAGCCACGGTGTCCAATCCTCAGCCATGAACCTTCTGAGATCAGCCCTGTCCCAGAATGCATGAAAGATCAAGACCTCTGCAAGGCGGCGACAGGCGGGTGACCACTTGCGTAGCTTCCAGCTTAATGGGACAGTGAAAAAAAATTCACCTAGAGTAGATTTCAGAATTAGTCTTTGCTGTTTTTTGTCATTCGTAACCCCAGTCGTCCAGGAGATTTTGAGGGCTTGATAAGTATATCGATTCCGATGCATGGTCATCTGCTGCCTCACACTCTACTATTGTAGCAATAGAAAAAATTGACACAGGTCTCTCATCTCAGCACAATCAGCACACCCAGCACAACCAGCACAGCCAAACAAGAATGGATGTATCGTCTATAGAAGAGTTGATTGAATGGAAAAGGAGAGCAGCCAAGGCGGTCCAACGTGAGGCGGATCGTCGCGGTGTCTGCGCTGAGTCTCTACTGATGGAGTTGGCTGAGCTGTCGTGCATTGATAGTGTCGCTCCGGAGGCATGGATTGCCAGATACCTGCGACCGTTGAACACCTCAACATTTACACATAGCATTGCATCACGTCTCGATACAATATTCGATGCATGGGACAATGGAGAGACGCCGCCGCCATTGCCATGTGCTCAAGACCAGGACCCATCGCATTCATGCACTCCGACGTTCGTCTTGGACCATGTAAACCAACAGTTTGACAATTCGCCCAGAACTGGGAGAGCAATGGCATATGTTGCGGAGCCCCGCACCGAGGAATGCCTTCAACAGTGTGGGGATGTGTTGCCCTGTAGCGGTAGCTGCAGCTATCGGGGGACCACAAGGTCCCCCGATTGTGATTGTGTGTGCTTGGTTCACCCAGTTCCATCCATCAACATCAAAGCATTGAAAGAGTTGTGCAACAGTGGTGGCAGCGGCGGTGGCACGGTGATCAAGGCTCGTACCCTTTTCCCATAAATCTAGTCAAATATACGGAGTCTGCGCATTAAACTAACGTGGGAGCCAGTGCTCAGCTTTGGTCGCTGTGAGAACTCTCCCTCCAAAATCTTTTTGTGCAACTCTTTCATCAAGTGCCTGCATGTCAGTGGTTTACCCTTTTTCTTTAGGAGATCATAACTACATAGGAAACTGTGAGTCATGGCACCCTGTGCTTTGTTGTTGATATAGGCATCTGCTGATGTCTGATGGTCCAGGCATCCAGATATCAGAGTTACCTTGGCTCTACAGACGCGAGCTCTGCGCTCAATCTGTGTTTGGTAGCTGTCATTGTTTGATTGGTCTTTGTGGAAAAGGTAATTGTATTTCAGGTCGAGTATTGTGCCACTGTGACAGCAGTCGAAGAGCCCAAACAAGCGAGCACCACGAGGCAATACATTGACGAGGCGTGCACGCAGAACATCATCTGTGATAAGTCCGGCAGTCTTGTAATCTAGTGGACAAATGCATTCATCGCGTCGGTCATTCTCATCATTGTTCCTATCATAGATCTGTGTACCATGACCAGCAAAGTGTATAAACAGCTGAGATTCCGAGGTGGCACCCTCTACCAGCCACCTGATCTGATTCAGGATGTTTGCATGGGTTGGTTGGAAGGAGGGTGAACCAGCCTCTGTCATCAGACGTACCGAACTACCTGTCACATGAAACTCACGCGCCAAGAAACTTTTTATGTTCAATGCATCATTAATACATCCTTGTAGAGCATCATCAGTTCCAATATAATTAATACCAATAATTAAAGCTTTCTTTACCATTCCAATTTAATATAAATAGCTATTTTATTTTATAAATAGCTATTTATTTTGTGTGTGAGGGTGTTTACAGCCATACATACATCCACTATCTCAGGCCAGATTATTTTCTAGTGAGAATCTATAAAGATATAGATCTAGTATGCAAGCGCTTCTGAACAATATCGATACATTCCTGGGTAACGCTCTCAACAACCCATATGTCAATGCCGCTCTGACGATCTTCCTTGTTCTCTATGCTGGACTGGCTGCTCCAAACCTTCCACCATTTATTGCTGGTCTTTTTGACTGTGCTCTCTTCAAGTTTCTGGTCCTCTTTCTGATTCTTGCAGTCCGCAACTACAGTACCACGGTCGCCCTACTCGGCGCACTCGGCTTTATCCTTTCGATCCAGACTCTGGGACGCTATCGTCTGTTTCAGAAGGCTAGTGCCCTCCTAGGTAGGGCATCTGGTGTGGAGGGTGCTGATGTCGATGCCCCAGCAGCTGAAGCCACGGCTCCAGAAACAGCAGAAGTTGCAGCTGAGGTGGCAGAAGCGGCAGGATGTGGTGCCGGAACCAGTTGCCAGGATCTTGCTTGTGGCGAACCACTAGGTTCGGATGCTGTTCTCCCACCACAGGATGCGGAGGAAGCTGTTTCGGGTGTTTGTGGATGTGACTGGCAAGGACCACAGGGCCTGAAGGAACCATCCGGATTTGAGGGTCCAGAATGTGGTGCGAAGCTTGATGACGAGCTCTGATGAGCTTTGATGATCCGTCCCGAAAGAGTAAAATGATCGATTAAATGTATTTTGATTCGAAAAATACATTTGATCGGACTTAGAGAGAGTTCACTAGAGTAGTATAAATGTCACATCGCTATCTGACAAGGGATGGGTATATTCTTAACAAGCAATACATAACAAAACAACAGTTACAAAAAATACGCAAGGATCTGACCGTAACTCCACAAGTGCTGTCAGCTTTTAAAGAGTTTGCTAAACCGAGACCATATCGTGTGTATTCGGAGAGTCCAGACAAAATCTATCTTCCAAGATATTATGGAGTTAAACATTTTGGCGATCCTTTAAACTCCAGTATTACCGAGGGCGATGATATTAACATTCGTCATCACATCACCTTGAGACCACATCAGCATGAGGCTGCAAAGAATCTGAAGCTCCAGTTTGCCAAGGGTGAGGGAGGCGTGCTCTCCTTGCCATGTGGATATGGCAAGACCGTGCTTGCTATCTGGAGTATTGCTGAAGTTGGCAAGAAGACGCTGGTCGTGGTGAACAAGGAGTTTTTAATGGATCAGTGGCTGGACAGCATTGATAAATTCAGCAATGCCCGAACAGGAATCATTCAGCAAAACAAGATCGAAGTTGAGGGGAATGACATTGTGATCGCAATGTTGCATAGCCTGTGTATGAAGGATTATCCTCCTGGCCTGTTCGATCAATTCGGTCAGGTGATCTTCGACGAGTGCTTCCCCTCTAATACCAAGGTAATAACTGACCAGGGCACCATGGGAATAGGTACACTTTATCAAATGTGGAAAGATGGCGAGCCGTTGCCCCTTGTCAAATCATTCAATGAGCATACCAAGTCGTTTGAATTTAAAAGACTAACCTACGCTTGGGAGAAACAGACAAATCAAATGGTCACAGTGAGATTGGCAGGGCAACAGCAGATAGAGTGCACACCCAACCATAGATTCTTGACCACAAAGGGTTATAAGAAAGCGATTGATTTGACCAGCAGAGATTTGCTCATATCCACGCAGAAAGATGGATCCGAGAATCATGGGACGCTGGGAGTAATAAGTGTGGATAAATCAGCACGACAAGAGGATATACATGTATATGATATCGAGGTTGCAAATAATCATAATTTCATAGTGGTTGACGAGAGCGCACCAGCACCAGATACAGCTGTAGGACATGGCACTAAACCAGTACCAGCACCAGCACCATATGTAGGTCCAGTTGTGCACAATTGTCATCATATCGCATCAGAGATGTTTAGTAGAGCCTTGCCAAAGGTAGCATCTAAGATCATGCTGGGTTTATCAGCGACTCCAGTCCGCAAAGATGGTCTGAGTAGAGTCTTCTATCATTATCTTGGTGATCTGTTTCACAAGGAGAAACGACAAGGGTCGAACACGGTGCTCGTCAAGCAGATTGAAATAATGAGCAGCAGTGCCTATTTCCAAGACTTGTTCTTGAGCAACGGCACTAAGAACACGACTGGAATGATCAGTCAACTGGCTGAGTTCCCTGAGCGCAATCGTTTGATAATCTTTCTGGTCGGTCTGCTTCTGCAGCAAGGCAGGACTATCCTGGTTTTGAGCAGTCGGCGTGAGCATTTGGAAGGGATGTACGAGGATTTACAGAAAGCGAACTTTCGTAAACCAGATGGGAATTTTGCTACATTCGGCTTGTATTATGGCAAGCAGAAGATGAATAAGAAAACATACAAGAAGATGCTTGAGGAATCGGCGAAATGTGATGTGGTGCTCGGAACATGTCAACTGGCTCAGGAGGGTCTGGACATTCCAACATTGAACACTCTATTGTTCGCAACTCCAATGACAGATATTATTCAGGCTGTGGGACGTATCTTGCGAAAATTCCACAAGGATTTAAACCCAATGGTGATCGATCTGGTGGATAAGTTTGGTAATTTCGCGAAACACTCTGGTATTCGCAGAAAGTTTTACAAGGAGGAGAGCTATGTGATTGAGAAAGACAAGATTGTAATGTATGATACTCCATCTGACAATAAGTACGAGGATCAGCTCAAGACATTTATGAACAAGGTACCTGCATCGTTAAAAGGTGGGAGTGGGAATAATAAAAAGGCCAAGATCCCTGTTCAGATTATCCCCATCACCGCCGCTACCTCTCCCACCGCTCCTACCTCTACCACAACCTCGATCGTTCCTGATGGAGGAATGATGGATGGAGATGATAGCAGCGAGAGCGATGATGGCTTCAATCCACTCAAGGAGCTGAGGAAAGCTGGCCTTAGCCTCGGCCCTGAGCCAGCTGGCTCAGACCCAGGTCGTGGTAAATGTCTGCTGCTACCTGATGCTCCCAATGTTCCCAATGACCCTGATCCTGCACCACCAAAGAAGGTTCCGATCAAGATACGCCCTCACGCGGCTGCACAAACGACCGTGAAACAAAAAATAAGCTGCATTCCACCTCCAAACCCAAATCGTGTTAGAGTGGGGAGACTTGTCCCTGGACCTAAAAAAACAAGTGTGACAGCACAGAGAGTTGGTGTGACCAAGAAAGTCGTTAGCTCTAATCTTCAAAAGAAAAGGTATGTTGCACCCCGGTATTTTTGAACCAGGAAAAAATTGATGTGGAATAATGATGGATAGAATCCATGACACTACATATATCAACTGTCTTTTCAATCAAAATGTCCCAATCTGAGGCTCAATCTGAGAAGACGAACGAGAAAGCATGGGATGAGGGATTTACAGTGGTCGGACGCCGGGCCAAGAAGGAACGTGCCACGCGCCAGGCAGCTCGAAAGCGCCCTCAGAACCAGAAGAGTGTAGCGAGTGCTGGAAGCAAGAGTGCAGAGGGTGGTGAAAGCAAGAGTACAAAACCCAGCAAGAGTGCTCAACCGAGCAAGAAGCAGGGAGCGAAGAAGGCTGGCCCACGTCCAGATCATGAGGAGTACAAGAAGGCGATGAAGATGGCCGAGGCTGCTGCCCTTGAGGAGCTCAAGCTTCCAAAGAAGTATTACGAGGATCGGGTGACAGAGGCACGTTACACGCTCAATGATCGTACTGGTGTTCCCAACCGGAACTGGTCCATCCGAACGGACAAGGTCCTCTATGATTCTCTGGGCGATGCAGCCCATGTTCCCCGAGAGCTTGCTTGGGACAAGAAGGCAGAGGAGACAGAAGGGGAGAAGGAGACTGGCGAGAAGAGCAAGGATGATGATGGCGCAGAGCACCAGCGCAGCGACGTCGTTTCGGACATTCTGAAGGTTGGACCATACAGCTTCAGTCGCAAGAAGTTTTATGCCAATCGATACTTCAACCATGCTCTGAATGAGTGGTACCAGACCAACTGGGACCATGACTCGAACCTGCGTCGGTTCACTGATCGTCGTAGCGGCGCTGAGCGCTGGACTCTTCAGCTGTACTGGGATTGAACCTGACCAGGTGACCAGTACCTGACCAGGTGACCAGTACCTGACCAGGTGACCAGTACCTGAATATTTTCTGTACTTTGTATATGATATAATATACATGCCCAGCCGATCTATTTTGGTACTGGGCAATGGTCCGAGTCTAAAAGGCCATCGGTTCTGGGAGTGGCCAATTGATACAATTGGTATGAACATTGCATACCGGTTCTGGCAACAGGTGGGCCACTACCCGACCTATTACGCCTGTTTGGATTTGAAAGTGACACAGGATCATCATGCTGAAATTTATAAAATGGTACTGAATGCGGACCAATATGGTATACGTCGCTTTTTACTGCGGCGTGAAATGCTGCAATGGTATCCAGATTTGGGTCATAGATACTATCAGTCCAGAATACTTTGGGAAAAAGATCTTCGCATCGCACCTGCAAAAACACGCACAACTGGTGCAGGGAGTCTTAAATTTGTGATTCATATGGGATATAAAAAGCTGTATTTGCTGGGAATAGATTGTCATTACGAACCATTTGGGCGGAATGCCGCATTCCTTGATCAGAAACAGCGCATGAAAGTGACTTTGAAGGACAATCCCAACTATTTTTTCGATGACTATCAGAGAGCAGGAGACCATTTCCATATTCCATCTACAAAGAAGAAGATGGCGCGAAACCATCATGTCACCGCGATTGGAGAGATAGTCACGATCTGGAGGCCCCGTGGTATCAGATTTACAGTGCTGACGCGCAAATCACGACTTTGGGCAGAGCATGTGATGAGACATATGGGAGTGACTCACTTCGTTCAGTCTATTTCCTCCCACCAGAAGGACCCTAAGGACCAGAATGACCAGATGGACCCTAAGAACCAGAATGACAGGAAAGCAGCCAAGAAAGCCAGGAAGGCCAGGAAAGCAGCCAGGAAGGCTGAGAAAGCCAGGAAGGCCAAGAGAAAGACTAGACATCGCAGATAGAGATCCACAAGACCTGAAAGACCTGGAAGACCTGGAAGACTGCTGGCCCTGTTTGAAATAATCTGTTAGTATATATAGTGCAGATTCACAACACTGATGAAAATATTTTCGAGGAACAATATTAACAATGTCCTAACGATCATCTTTCTGATTCTGATGGTGTATCTGATCGGTATGATGATCAGCAATGTGGTTGATCGTCGCCTGAGTGACATTGAAATTCGCATGCCTAAGATTGAAATTCGCCAAGAGGATTTTCATAATTACCGACAAATTGGTGGCAATGATGATATGGTCGCTCCTGCGCCTCCTCAGCATGATCCAGCGCCTCAGCCCGATCCAGCGCCTCAGCCCGATCCAGCGCCTCAGCCCGATCCAGCACCTGCTGCAGTCGTCAAAGAGGCTGTGCAGACCACAAGCCTGGACACACCAACAGTTGTCGTGGAATGCACAAAAGATGAAGACTGCAATACATTGGAGGGCCAAACAGGCAATATATGTCGAGTCGATAACACCTGTCATTGTGTTAGTGGCGGCAGTGGAGCAAAGTGTGCCGAAAACACTTACTACAAAAGCCCAGACCACATGAGTGCAGAGCAATTGCACAAATTCAAGTACAAATCCTCCTTTACCAAGATGACATTGAAGGATTATATCAACTGGCTTGGAACATGGAAAGGAGATATGAACAATTTGGCCAAGCATTTTCCATCTCACCTTGAGAATTATGAAAAAACATTAACAGGTCAAGCGGTCTCAATGGATGACCTGAAGAAGTCGATGGCATCGGGTGTAACAAAAAGGCGCTTTTCTGGACTGGATACAGCTGAAAATCTTTACAGAAACTATCTGGATAGTCCTGGCAACAAGGAATGGGGAGAGTACCCAGAAGTTTATGCACCCTACTGATTGATGACACCTATAAGAGGTAGATTAGCAGCTCCTGGCTCAGAAGACTTAGGTGCCTTAGACCCAGCTAATAGTAACACAATTACAGTAACTGAGACGTGAACAATTACAAACATTTTGGAGGATTAAAAATAATTCTCCAAACTCAAAGCATCTCAGAAAAAGTGCACGCTCCCCGCACCGTCGTGGTGTGTACGGTAGCTGTATAAGAGGTAGATTGGTAGCTCCCGGCTCAGAAGACTTTGGTACCCTAGACCTAGCTAATAGTTCAACAATTACAGCAACTGAGACGTGAAAATTCACAAACATTTTGGAGGATTAAAAATAATTTTCGGAATCCAAAGATTCTCAGAAAAAGTGCACGCGCTCCCCGCACCACAATGGTCCCGCACCACAATGGTCCCGCACCACAATGGTGCCTGTTACAGAGGCAGAGGGGTTACAGAAGACCTAGGTACACATGATTCCATCAAATGCACTTACTGCCCCAGCATGGCTGGCGGCATGCAAACTCGCGACCGGGGAGGTTGACAGTATTTTGCAGCATCATTGGGGGAACGCTGTTGTTAGTGCCTCGGCTCCATTGAGGACGACCTCCGATCAGAGGACCACTCAGGTCCAGAGAGTAGCTCGGAATATCATCAACACCATAAACCCATGGATGCGTCTCTTGCTCCCTTTGCCTTAAAGGTGGATCAGCCTTCTTGCAGCATGGACCGCGTTTAGCTGGCTTGGGGCAACGACCATTTCCACACCTCTCATGACCTCCACAAAGAGCTGTTGGGTCGGTCGATGAAACTGGTGCGCCAACCCTCTCAACAGTGCTGAAATCCCGACCAGGCTGTGCACTCGGCAAATAGCTGGTGCGGACCGGCTCATCCCCACTTGTCAGACTATAATCTATGGGGCCGTGGTCAACTCGTCTCTTGGGATGACGGACGACCGAATCGCAACTGTTATAGATTGGTCTGTAGTACATACTATAATCAGCAGCAGGCCCACCATCACCTCCTCCAGTCTGTGCACTTTCTGGCCTGGTCAGACTAGGTCCGCAGATGTGATGAATACCAAGATTGCTGGGGCTCTGGTGATGGCAATCCGCACATTGTGCTCCTGGCCCTCGAGTGGATCCAACCTGGGGGCAGATATATTCATCACCAACATTCTTATTGAAACAGCTGCATGAACCTTTTGTAGAGGAACGAGGACCCAATCCTTCTGTCAAAGCTCGAAATCGGGCGCATTGATTATCGGTACAATCCATGAATCTCTTCTAGATAGATTGCTATATATACTATTCCCAGAATAATTCTGACGGGCTTAGACATTCAATCGATGCAGCTGCGATAGAGCATTGGCTAGATCATCTGAATCTATGATGCTCTGATCCCCCTCTGAAGATGATGTTGTGTCCAATGGATCTGTTTCCCCTGCTGGCTTGGATATGGTTGATGTTGCTGTCGCTGTCGCTGTTGCTGTCTGGTGGCAATATGTCAATGTACCACCCGTGTCAATGGACTTGCGTATGGTCTCAATTGGCTTACTAGGGAGGAACACAGCCACAGGTTCCTCAGGGCTCTCCGGTTCTGATCTCTCAGGCTCATCCTGTTTCTCCTCTGCCTCATCCAGTTTCTCCCCTGCCTCATCCTGCTTCTCCTCTGCCTCATCCAGTTTCTCCCCTGCCTCATCCTGTTTCTCCTCTGACCCATCTTGTTCCTCCTCTGACTCATCCTGTTTCTCCTCTGATTCATCTTGTTTCTCCTCTGACTCATCCTGTTTCTCCTCTGATTCATCTTGTTTCTCCTCTGACTCATCCTGTTTCTCCTCTGACTCATCCTGTTTCTCCTCTGACTCCTCCTGTTTCTCCTCTGACTCATCCTGTTTCTCCTCTGACTCCTCCTGTTTCTCCTCTGACTCATCCTGTTTCTCATCTGACTCCTCCTGCTTCTCCTCTGACTCATCCTGTTTCTCATGTTCTTTCGATTCCTGTGACACCTGTTCCCCACTTTGTTCACTCGGTGCGATTGCTATTTCAATAATCTCATCATCAGTCCTATGATCATTGTCATCAGTCTCTGGTTGGACCACCGGTTGGACCACAGGTTGGACCACAGGTTGAACCACAGGTTGAACCACAGGTTGAACCACAGGTTGAACCACAGGTGTCTCTGGCACATCTGTTGATGTGTTGGTATGTTCTGACTGGCTCACTGATATAGGGTCTGAAAGAACGGAGTCATTGACACCAATGGGGTCGGAGGAACCTCGTCCAATGGGATTGGAGGAACCCTCTGTACCAGGGCCCTCCTCTTTATTTGTGGCTTGTCGCCTGACAATCTCCTCATATTTACTCGTCCGAGCGGGAACCAGATGATCAGGAGATGTGCCCTTAGCCAGGAGTTGACTGAGTTCATTGAGATTATCTTTGCTCAGTTTCTCCCCTCCCTCTGCAATTTTTTGCCGGAATATAGTTACAGAGTGACTGATTGTATCTGAATCTGATCTAGATCCGGACTCAGTTGCCACTGACCCTTCTGCAGGGCGCACTGGTAACTGATCTTTCGCACTTGTGTGTCTGGTTTCTGCGATCTTGAGCCGGGGTAAGGTCATGGTCTCTATCTTATCCTCCTCTTCCAGAATGCGTCTCAGACGAGACTTTTTCTTCTTCCTGTGTCTGTGTGCATCCTTTTGGGTTGGGAGGTGGCGGTGACTGAGTTGTCGGAACTTCTCCGACAGCTCTGCCAATGGAACGTGATCACGAATCGTTGCATCAATGCTCTCTTTGATGATATCCTTGATCATCACTATATTCCGCTGCAATGCATGGCGATCCCAGTTTTCCGAGAACAGGCTTGGATTCATCCAGAAGCGGCGACATGCCTCTATGTAAACTCTATGGACAAAGTCGGGCGGAGTAGGCACCTGTATCTCATCAAGCTCTATGTTCAGCTGCTGATGGTCGTTGGTGTTGGTGTTGACGTTCGCACGTACATAGCTGAGGAAGATCTCACCAATAATCTTTTCTAACCAGGTCTCTGGGTGTGGTATCCCGCGCTTGGAAACGGTTTGTTGAAGTATGCGATAATCTTCAAGCAGCCTGGCTCTTGAGAGATTTGGTATCCTTTTCATACACATCTGGAACATTTTGAGAGAACTGTCTGGGCGGAGCTCTTTCGCAGTGCTATAAAGTTTCCGCAACCCATGATATACATGTGGTACCAAAACACCACTAAGCTTCTCCACTCTTTCTCTGAAGTAGATAGGTTCCGTCATGGAAACTATATCCTCTATCTAGATTTATCGCCGAGTAAAAAGCCTCGGTGGTAAACGCTTCACACAATGGAGGCACTAGACACCATTCCTCCATTCAAGAAGTTTCAAGAATACACTCCAACTCAGGCTCAGCCCCACATCCACACAATTGGACACACAGCCATAGACCCATCCAACAGCATTTGTCAGGGTACCAGAGAACATCATCAACCCTGTGGGCTCATGGTCTCCATCCTGTCGCAATGGTAATGGATCTTCCCCCTCTTGAATACTGCTGTCGCTGTCGCTGACACAGCTGTCACTAACACAGCTGTCGCTATCACAGCTATCATCACCATCGTTGGCAAGTCCAGGGAAATCGCGGTCCCTAATCTCTTGACACTCTGTCCGCAACAGTCCTGTGACAAGAGAGTCAACATGATTCGTGTCAAGGTTGACATCCGGATTGGTCAACAAGCACTGAACGCTCTTGAGTTTTCTCTCAGTGTCCCTTCTAGTGCAAGATTTGGGAGCATTAACGTATCTGTATCCCCATGGAAAGACTCCCACCAGCAGACCGGATCGTTCAGGCCAAGCACCGACAGCGGGAGGGGGATTTTGAATTGCAACAAGTGAATGGCGGTCGCCTCCAAGAATGCTGGATGGAAGTGCCTCATCAAGTTCAACAAATCCGTAGTCATTGCGACACAAGTAGTCCTCCATGCATGTCCAAGCCCTGTGACTGGTTGGGATCCTGATCACATCTGGAGAAAGACCCCAGTACAGGGCCAGAGCCAGATCTTTCTCCTCGCCAGTATTGATTATGATGGCATCTCTGATCTCATCCTGGAGCCAGTGCCGACACACCCTCATGGCAGATTCTGGACTTTCCATGAGCTGCTTGTTGGCATCATTCCTCTTAACCCCCTCTGGATACTTAGCATGCCAGTATTTGTAGAATTTACGGAGGTGATCTGCGATGTGTGGGCCAAATAGGCGAGCATCCTGCTCTCTGAACAAACTTCGTTCAAAATATCCCCTGGGCACAGGCACCACTGTTGCTCCAACACAATCATTCAGGATGTCGTTGTCGCAGGAACTGGTGCTGGCGCAATCGCTAAAACTGTCACTAGAACAATCCATTGTTTCTAAGATTACAGAAACTTTCTATGCCTCACATATCAAATTTTGGCTCTGGGTTCAACACACGAGGTTCAACAACAAAAAATATCGTGTTACTATAAGAAGCTAAATGCTCAAACTGAGTGCATTTCACATATTACTATTGCTCTTGATAGCATTAGCACTCTACTGTGGTGCGACAAAGACCAACACTCAACCAATTGAGCCTACTCAACAGACTCAACAGACTCAGCGGACAGAACAGGTTGGTGCGGGTCATATGGTAGGACGGCCCTGTGGACCAGCCCGCCGGTCTTGTACCACTCACAGACTAACCCGCGCAGAGGAGGATCAACTTAACATCGTGAATCACCTCGAACACAACAATCTGGACTGGGTTTTGCGTAAACCACTGCAGAAACCTCGCAAAAGAATCAACTGTCTACAGGAAAATAGGTCTACCGGTGCACCTTCTGAATGCCATGATGGGTTTCCAGAATGGCAGACTGAATGTTGTGACAAAGGTATACGTGACATCAGCAACACAGACTCAGCAGTGGCCGATTGCGATAAAGCAGAGCTGCGTCATCTCTCTCCTGTTCCAATGAAAACGAGTGTGAAGGACTACTATGGTAGTACCTATTACTATGATTTCCGTTACCCACGTGAGCCAATCAGCATTGAGTTTATGAAAGATCCTGTTGGATATTGTAAACGCAATCCTGGTAGATATCCATGCTATGTTCGCGAGTCTCGTTATGATCTAAGATAGTGTTGTGAGACGTCGGATGATACCTGTAACTCTATACAGGTACCAACGCACCATATGGTGCGGGTAGCGTGCACTTTTTTCTGAGAATCTTTCGATTCCGAAATTTATTTTTAATCCTCCAAAATGTTTGTGATTTTTCACGTTCC